GTGAAATGGCACATTTTCAATATACTAGTGGACTATCTTTAGCTGAACTTCAAGAAGGAAAGAAAATAGCATGAAAAACTTTAAAATTACAGGCAAAACTTATGAGTCTCCCAAATCACATTATGTGGTTTTGAGAGAGCATGAAAAGAAGACTGAGCATGAGTTGCACAGATTAGAAGATAAGCTCAAAAAGCATGAGCATCTGCCTATGGAAAAGGCACATCCAGAAAAAAGCTAATTTAGCTTGTTTTGGTAGTCTAGGTAGGTTTGGGGCAGGGGAACAGAGGACGGCCAAAGGTCAGCCTTTATTAAACTGAATACAGTTCGCAAATGTGCATCCATCCAAAACTGCTCCTTTTCCTCTTTGTTTAAATAATGTCCTTGGTCTAAGGCATGGTGGCAGTCCCAACAGAGTGCAGCAACCATATTGTCATCAGCCTTTATTCCCCTGCCCTTTCCATGTGCAGAGCTATTGGAGTGAGCACCAACTATTGTTTGGTCATCAGCACCACAGGCATGGCAGTGTAGGTATCTAATATTGTTTAAAAGTTTGGTACTTCTAACATATTGCCTTTTAGGGTTTGCTTTCAAGTTCAATTCCTTTCTGAGCACACCAAGCCTCTAACCAGTCCACAAATTGACTGGCTTGGTCTTTGGTGAAAGCACGGCTCTGAAGCCCAAGTTGCACAATCCTATACCCATCTAAGGATGGAGCTACCTTAGAAGCTCTCAGCCCTGTTTCTGAGGCAAATTGGTCTATTAAAAATCTTTTCCAACTCTCCACATCCCATTTAGCTCCATAATGCTCTGCCTGCTTTGCTATGTCAGCAATAATTGCATGGAATTTGGCATTTTGGTCATGTGTCCTGTTTTCCTCCTGGACATTGAGAACTAGGGTTTTCCCTGATTCCAATGCTATTTTCATTTTTGCCCACAAGGTTTTCATTAGTGCTGAACCTTGCTGAGGATTAACAAGTTTGTATTGCATATTAATCAACCATTATGTTTAACATTCTGAGGGCTGATTCAATACTATCCACAAGGCAAAAAGCTCCTCCTTTCCAATTTTCTGCAAAATGCTTTTGGTTTGCATTAAAGCCTTTTTTGCCATAAGAATTGTCTAGGTTTTTGACCTCCATGAGCAGGGTCTGACCATGATAGCCAACCAAAAGGTCACAAGGCTCTTTGATATGGTAAACAGTAGCTCCAACAGCTCTGAGAGCTTCCACAATGGCTTTTTGGTTATTATCAATCCTGCTTGCTGTTCTCATTTTGTAATTCCTTAATCTTTTGAGCCACATCTTTTGCCAAATTTTTTAGCAAGGGTTCTGTTTCTTGTTTTTGTTTAACTGCATACCTTACATAATCAATCCATCCATCTCTTAAAGCAAGTTGAGCATAAAATTTGACTATTTTTTGATATTCAGCATCCCAATCAAACATCTTCAAAAATCCATTTTCTGAGCACATTTGTTCTTTTTGTGCCAATGTTTCTTTGCCTTTTAGGAACTTCATGCTTCATGGGCAATTTATTGAGTAAAAGTCTTTTTTGAGCTATTTCCCAAGGTGGAACTGGTTGCCAAATAGTTTTAACAGTCATTTAATATTCTCCATGTTCATGTTTATTTCTTAAAGCCTGTTGTGCAAACTTTAATGAAATTTGTCTGACTTTTTCACCAGACTCATATCTATCAATTATCCTTTTTGCCCATCCTTTTGGATCACCCTCATACTTTTTGTAGGATAAATCATAGGGACTTGGTGCATCACAATAGGCATTAAAACAAGATTCACAAGTAGTCCCAAAGTTTATCAAGACTAAATTTAACTGCCTAGACATGCACCTAGAACATAGTCCATAGACTTCTTTTTCTGGCTCATTTTGAGTTTCTGATTTTTTAAAGCTCATTTGTTGTACTTCCCATCAATGATTTTTTGAAAATTACTAGCGTTTACCACCCATTCCAAATCTGGCTTCCAGGTTCTATCCTTGCTCTCGAACCCATTTGCCAGTTTTGTATCTTTTGCGATGTACTCAAAAAATGAATCCCACCATTGAATTCCTTCTTCTAAGTTTGTATAGCCATCAGAGTAATCGGAGTGCTTGCTTGCCTGTATCCAACGATTTTTAAGGTTTGACTGCCGACTGCCTTCCCAGGTTCTTGGTTGTGTTAAATGTGGCAAATGCTTTTTCCATAATTCTAAAATCTGCTGACTAGGACAAGGGGGAAACTTGTTTCCCACCTGTATAGTATTTAATTTGTGTAATGTATTTTGTGTTATGGGTAATGTGTTATGTGTAGCATTGCATTCGGATTGCGTTTGCAATGCGTTCGCATCCTTTTTCCATCTAGCATTAGCACTTTCTCTTGCTTTTGCTGATTTTTCACCAGTTTTTGCAATTTCTTTGTCTGCTCTATTGGAAATCCAACCAGAATCTGTAAGAACGAAAAATTCTTTTAATACGGTCGTTATACATTCGCTATGCGACCGCATCCTTATTTGCCTAGATATTTTAGGTATATCGTCAGGAATTGAAGTTTCATGTAAGTAATACCAATCAAGAAGCCTACGATAAGCTAGATCTTCCATTTCGGTTAAATGGGATGTATGACTTTGATAGTCACCAATATTAAATTGATAGTAGTGCATTTTGCCGCCTAAATTTTCCGCCTAAAAAGAAACAATGGCAGGAGGGCGGTACTCTTTTCGGTTTGCTCATGACTTCAAACCTAGCCTTGTTCAAATTTATTCTAACGTAATTCATTAAACCATTCAGGTTTTATTACTTTTAATTGATAAACCCTCAATTGAGGGACTTTTTTCCAACGAGAAACCGCAGCTATGCTAATGCCCAAAAGGTTAGCCAAGGCCGTTACGCTACCCGCTAATTTGATTGCAGTTTGTTTATTCATATTTACATTTTAACATAAATTAACTTTTTTAAAACAAATAACCCCTAATATTCATGGGGTTTATGAAAATATATTTTAAATTGTTGTTAATCTATGTTAATATTCAGTTATTCCCTAGCGCAACGCATAAGGGTATTTTTAGGAAACATTATGAAAGCAAATTATTGTAAAGAAACTGGGTTTTGGTTTGTATCAGGTTTTAGTGGATACAAATATTGGGGGCATTCTGCTCGTGCAGCTGAATTATTAGCTCAATCTTATTTTTACAGATAAAAAATAAATTAAGACTAAATCAAGGAAACATTATGAGCAATAGATCATATTTTGAGCCTGGCAATGATTATGATGAAGACCCTGAATTTGCAGAATTAAGGGCTAGGGACTTTTTTGAAAAGCAGTATAGAAGTCATTATTTTGCACATCCACACTGCCAAGACCCTGACCATCCAGGATGCCCAAATTGCGAACCAGAGGAATTTGAAGATGACAATTAAATTCAGAAAAGGGAATATTAATCCCACAACAAAAACATTTCCAAGGACATTGGCTGAGGCATTTCCTGAGCATCCAGAGCCAAACTTTGAGCAAGAAGGATTTGACAAAGAAGACAAAATGGTAATTACAGCTTGCATTGTTATTGCATTTATTTTATTTATTTTAATTACATGGGGAACATTATGACTAATCAAGGTGGAAAGTTAATAGCAACAGCATTTGTAAAGGCACAGAAAGAGTTTGGACCAGCTCTAAAGTCCAGCACTAACCCACATTTCAAATCCAAATATGCAGACCTTTCAGCCTGTGTGGAGGCTGTTATTGATGCCTTAAACAATAATGGCATAGGCATGATGCAAAAGCTATATGAAAATGCAACTGGAGTAAGTGTAGAAACCATATTTCTGCATGAGTCTGGGGAGACTTTGGAGTGTGGTGTTTTGCATGTACCAGCAAGCAAACAAGACCCACAGGGTTATGGCAGTGCTTTGACTTATGCAAGGCGCTATTCTTTAATGGCAGCTTGCGGAATAGCACCAGAGGATGATGATGGCAACATGGCATCCAAAAAGTCAGAATCAAAATCTAATGTGAATGAATCTGAGATGGCTGATTGGCTAGAAGCAATAGCTCAGAGTCAAGATTTATCAGAATTGCAGAAAAACTTTGTAAAAGCTATTTCAGCAACTGATGGTGATAAACCTTGGCAACTTAAAGTAATTGCTGTAAAAGACAAAATGAAAAAGAAATTGGAGGCTAAATAATGGCTAAGAAACCTAAAGAAAAAACACTAGAACAACTACATGACGAAATTATGGATGTGTTTGTAGGGGTAAGTTTTAAAAACAGCGTTCTATCTTTGGTAGATACATTGTCTAGCGTAACCGATTTTTTAGATATACCCATAACTGATGTAATTGAAATGCTTATTAAAGCAGACCGTGTTAACAAAAAATACAAGGAAAAGTCATGAGTGAAATAGAACAAGGCACAGATGAGTGGTTTCAGGTTAGACTTGGAAAGGTCACAGCATCTAGAGTTGCAGACATAGTAGCAAAGATCAAATCAGGCTATTCCACAAGCAGGGATAACTATATGGCTCAACTGCTATGTGAGAGGCTTACAGGCAAGCCTGGTGAGTCTTTTAGCAACTCTGCTATGCAGTGGGGGACTGAGACTGAACCACTGGCTAGGGCAAGCTATGAGGTCAAGTACAACTGCATGGTTAACCAAGTAGGATTTGTCCAACATCCCAGAATTGAGATGTCTGGGGCAAGTCCAGATGGTTTGGTTGATGGGGGATTGTTGGAGATTAAATGCCCAAACACAGCCACACACATAGATACTCTGTTATCTGGCAAAGTGCCCAGCAAGTACATTACCCAAATGACATGGCAAATGGGTTGCACACAGACTAACTGGTGTGACTTTGTGAGCTATGACCCCAGGATGCCTGAGAATCTTCAACTTTTTTGCAAAAGAGTTGATTTGGATCAAGCATATTTGGCTGAATTAGAGACTGAAGTAATCCAGTTTTTAAAAGAGCTAGAAGATAAAGTAAATAAATTAAGGAACTTAAATGTCTAAAGTAATCTCAGAACTTAGCACCATTGTTGGCACATACACAGACAGGGATGGCAACAAAAAGAACAAATATCATAGGCTTGGGTCTATTATTGATACACCACAA